CGTTTGTAGTATCAGTATGAGGGCTAAATGTCATAAATCAAAGTGCATAGCCTTTTGGCGTGTCGCTATTTGGCCAGTCTGTCCTCGAGCAAAATCTCGTAGATGCGGTCTACCCGCTGCTCAATACGCTCAACGCGCCCTGCAAGGTTATGGCCACCGTTGCCATCGGACTTTAATTCATTGAGGTAAGCCTTGACTAAATGACGGATGAGCCCAGCTCCTAGCCCCAAAATGGTAAGGCTCCCCAAAGCCGTACCGACTAAAAGCTGAGCTCTTTCCATTACTTAGTCACGCCAAACTGACCCTCAGATGGTTGTAGTGCCTTGAGTAATGGCCCGATTAGCCCAGCGATGAACGCGTTAGCCAATACTTTCGGATCTGAAATGCCGCTCATGTACAGCGCTGCCGCACTAGCGAGAGCTGCACGTCCATAAGATTTTGCAGCTGCGATTGCTTGTTTTTTCATGTCTTGCTCCTAAATGCCCTTTAGGATTTGTTTATTTTAACCCTAGACTCTCGATTAAGGCTTTAGCCTTGGCCGGTGTTACGGCTACTTCAAAGTGCATATCGTCTTTCCGGCTCTTAAAGTCTCCGCCCCATTTGAGGCCGTACTTACGAGCTAGCGCTTGGATCATCGGTACCTTTTCAGCTGGGAAAGTACCTACCTTACCAAGTGGATGCTTTGTAGCATTAAGGTCGATAGCTGTACCGGATGAGTGGCATGAGAGCTTTGTCTGATCGCCTCGTACCATGCGATAGGCATAGCCCCAGTCATCAAAAGTACCCTCATCGATTGGCTCGATCAGCGCATGAAACTCGGCAGCAAAGGCCGCCAAGAGAGGCCCAACACTCTCGGCGCACCTTAGCTTACGATCCGTACCCTTTACAGGGTAGGACTTTATTTTAATTGCATCCGGATCTTTTGATGCCGGATAGCCGTTATAGCTACTCTCCACTAGTAACGCTCGGTGTGGATTGTTCCGCTTCTGGGTTTAGATAGCGTTGGTAGTCTGAGTTAGACTCATCCATAGGAATTGTAGATATTGTGCCATCTTCGTTATTTCTGCGGATGACTGTTTGACCAACTGAGTTTGTTGCTTCTGTATATGTAGTAGCCATTATTATAACTCCGCACTAAATTGAATTGTTGCTGCTGTTGTATTATTAGCAATTATTCGAGTTGCATTTCCAGAAGTAAGTCCTGTTGTTTGCACTTGAAATGCTATTGTGTTTTTAGTCATAATGTCACCAACAGCAACTGTTCCTGTATTTGATGATGTACCTTGCACAACTCTAAAGTTGGTTGCTCCAGATGCTGTAACTGTTGGTGTACCTCGCATTGTCACTTTAAGAGGTATGACACAATTTGATTCTGTTGCGCTAAGAGCGGCGCCAATTCCAAAGTATTCAAAAACATTGTCACCACCTAAGATTTGATAGTAACGCTGGCAAGCGGCTAATTCTCCTTGGATTGTTCCGCCAGCGCGCTTGAAAGTTGTTGCTACTGAACCAAGTTCTAACTGCACTCCAGTAATTTCCATATAATCGGCAGCACCAGCAGTTCCGACTGGTGTGAAATAAAGATTAATACCTAATTGCGTTGCTGATGATGAAACTGCACCAGTCACGCTAAAACGCTGCCAAGTGGTTGTAAGGGTTTTAGTTCCAGTTACGACATTTGTCTGACCAGTAAAACCAGCGATTAAGTTTTGATTTGTTCCAGTTCCGTAGGCTAGGTCGTAACTCATATTGCTAGATGCTGCGCTGAAATTAGCACCTGCTCTTGCATACCAAGACAAAGTAACCGTTTGACCTACAAACATACGGCTTTGTTCGCTTTCTAATGATTGCGAAATGTAAAGTGGATTAGTAGCAGTATTTCCAGTATCACGCAATACGCGTTGGCAATACTGGATAAAAGGCAAATTAGTTGTATCGCTTGTGTTTTGTCGGCTGTATGTTGAACCCGCTACTGCTCGGTAGTTCATCCAGCGATCGGCTAAATAGGTCGGGTATGAACCTGCTGCAGAAGTACCGCGCTGCCAAATATCCATACCGCCGTTAATTACTGCATTGCCATTGTAAGCAGACTGATAACGCAAGCCTGTTGAGGTGGAACTATCTGCTACAAGTGTCTCGCCGTTGTTGCCGACAGCTAAGCGAGCAGGTGTGTCAGCTGCGCTCGCTGCAATTAAATCGCCTTTAGCATCGACGATAGTATTTTGGATAGCGTTACTGTCATCCTGAGCTACCCAGCTAAAGTCCATATCTGTATTAGAGGCTTTAGCTAGTACCTGTCCCGTAGTACCGCCCTTAAGATCTACCATCGAGGTATCGATAGCATCTCCTAGAGCTTCCATCGCCGTAGCGCCGTCTTTAACTAAATCGGTGGAGGTTGGCACCGGCCATCCGAAATTAGGGGTTGTAGTTGCCATTATGTTAGTCCTCCGTATGCGTTCTCCCAGATAAGTGTAGCGTTTACACCTGACCATATTAAGGATCCCGGGCTCACCGTTGCCCATTGTGGCGCGATTAGTGAGAAATCTGTAGGGCTTAAGGTCAAAGTAAAATCGACGTAGCTAGGTGTAGCTCTAATAGCAAACCCCTCTACAAAGCCGTTAAATTGACCGTTAAACATATTGTTAGGCAGGTCGCTAATGATAACCGGCTCACCAAAAAAGATATCGATAATCTTATTACGCTCGCTACTAGGCATATCGGCGTTATCTAATCTAAAGCTAATCGCCTGTAGCTGCTCACGTGGAATAGCACGGAGGCCAAGCTCGCGATCCATTACATCCTCAACGTCGGTTAAGTTATGTAGGTTGCTACTAAAGCTACGCTGATAACGGCCATAGGTGGCGATCGATGTAGGGTCGCTATCGGTAGCCTGAGAGTTATAGTTATTACCGTAGTTAAATACTAGAGAGTTACGGATCTTGCCGATCTGTAGGATCGACTTAACGCTCGTAGGTATGGCGTAATTAGCTGAGATAGTTTTATAGCCGTTAGCTGAGAGATAGGCCGTGCGGTGATCGGCATCGGCGTAACACACTTGCCCAGCTTTATTCTCGTACAGCTGCCCTAGTGCACTCTGAGCGATCTGAGCGCATAGGTTATAGCTACTAAACGGATCAGCTGAGCGGCTAATCATCTCGTAGAGGCCCGGCTGATCGATCTCGCCTAACCCTACGTTTTCAGCATCGGCCCACGTGGTAGCCGGGTCATAATCTGCCCATTGGAGCGACGGAGCTACCTCAAACCAGCTATTAATAAGTAGCTCGTTAAGGATGTCGTAAATCTGATTACCGTCGTAATCTTTAATAAGCGCATCGGGAAAGAGCGCCTTAGTTAGCTTAGCGAGAGATCCGACGGCTAACACGGTACCGACGGTTACAAACCCGTACTCCTCCGGGCTACGTACTGAAATACCAAAATCGGATACCTGCCCACCAAACACGGGTACGTATACGCCTGAGCTGTTTTTCAGCTCAAGTACGAGCGCATCGGTTACGTCAATATCGAAAGCCTGCGAGTTAGTATTTAGGATCTCCATACGGGCATATCCGGCGTTGCATTGGAGATCGATATCATCGCGACCAGTAGCCATAGTTACGCTTAGTACGTTTGTGTACTCGGTCGTACCTACGATTATTTTCCACTCGGGTAGCCACGCGCTCACGCTATATACATCCCTGTACCACGATTAACCGAGGTGCCTCGGTAGCCTGATTGATTGAGTACATCCTCAACAGCTCTAGCGATAGCCTCAGGATCTCCGATACCGGCCTCGATCTTTACGTTTATGTTTGTTGCATATTGACCTAGTGGCCCACTCATTAGAGCGGCTTCATCGGCTGCATTTTGTAGATCTAGTAGATCAGCGAAAGCATTAGCGCGAGCTGCCGCTGAGTCGGCATACTCTAAAATAGAGTCGATAGATCCGCTTTTTGCTAGCTCTTTAGATATTGGAGCTATGTAATCGCCGGGAGTGATACCGCTACCGAGGCTACCGCTCGTAGGTACTCCGACCTTACCTAATAGATTTATGTAATCCTGTAATGACTTTAACCGAGCAGCATCGGCCTCAGCTTGAGCCTTAGCTACGCGATCGATCATAGAGAGCTCAGCCTGCTCACGTAGTAGTACCTGAGTTTTTAGAGCACTTGTCGTATTACTCTGAGAGGCTAAACGTGCTATCTCGGTTAGTTGGATCTGTACGCGCTCGCTATATTGTTCTTTAGCCGCTAGCTGACCAGCTGCCGTAATGGCAGCGTTATATTTCTTAAACGCCTCCTCACGCGCTAGCTCCTTATCGCCCTCAGCCATTTTAGATTTATTAATCGCCTCAAGCTCTGTTAAGAGTTGAGTATTAATAGCTAATAGCGTGGAGTCGCTAATCTCTTTGATGCCAGCTAATTTTGCTAAATCTGCATTTTTTTGTAATGCAGCAAGCTCAGTAATTTTACGTAGAGCCTCCTCGCCGTTATCGTCCTCAATAGCCATAAGGGCCTCAAGGCGTAGGCGTGTCTCTTTGTCATAGGTAGCCTTAAGAGCTGCCGCGATCGAAATACGCTGAGTATCAAAAACGGCAGCGGCTTTAGTTAGCGCTAGTTTATTTTTCTCAGCTAGAGCGCTTTTCTTTTGTAGCGCTAATAACTCTTTTTGGCGTTTAGCCGCATCGGCCTCAGCCTTAGCTCGAGCCTTAGCGTTAGCCGCCTCTTTTTCAGCATTGTACTTATCTGCATATGCGCCGCCGTATTGTTTATCGCGACCACTTACCCGACGGCCCTCCTCGATCAGCTTATCGACTACGCCGCCCTGTCCTAAATAACCTCCGAGGATTGGGATAAGCCCCAAAAAGTCTACGCCGCCGCTACTTGTACCCTTAAACTTATCAAGGATCTTGTCTACGTAGCTAGCTGTACCTACTAAAACATCTCGAGCAGTTTCGCCAAACTTGCTCATAGCATCGGTAGCACCTGCGATACCGCCATCGCCTGCGAGAATAGCAAAAGACTCTACGAGCCCCTGTCCTACTGTCTCCTGTAGGTTTCCAAACGCTACGCCTAGAGCTGCGACCTTGCCCTCGTATGTATCTAAACGAGCTGCATTTTGTCCGGCGAATTGTTTATTTAGTAAATCTTGTATCTCATTAAAGCCCTTGCCGGCTAGCTCAGCTTTTGTCAGGCCTAAGCGGTATTTTGCTAAGCCCTTAGTATTACCTACGTACGCCGCTGATAAATCGGCTGCAACGGTAGCTATATCCTCACCACTACCGGCGGCAACATCTAGCGAAAGAGCTAGTAACTTTTGTGATTTAGCTACTGATCCCGTAGTAGTCAGCAACGAGCTAAACGCCGGACGTAAAACGTCATCGGCTACGTTAGCGGTCTTTTCGAGGTCGGCTATAAATTGAGTAATGCGAGTATTCTCAAAGCCTAAACCTAAGTTTTCTACTGTACGAGCTAGGCGAGTAGCCGCCTTTTCATCCTCAGCAAAAGCCTTAACCGAGGCTTTACCAAAAGCGATTACCCCAGCTGTACCAAAAGCTAGCCCAAGAGATCGAGTTACATTTTTAGCAAAAGAGGCTACGGTCTTTTGACCTTTAGCTAAAGCCTTACCGTCAAAGGTAGTAACGGCATTTACTAATAAACTTGGTAGCTGTGCCATTATGCCGCCTTAGCGTAACGGCCTTGATTAAAGGCCTCGATCGTTTTAGTAATTGCATTTACGACGGCTGCCTGAGCTTTACCCTCGTCCTCTTTCCACGCTCTAAAAATCATACGACCGCGCTCGGCTTGGTTATCACCGTATAAAGGCCCCATACGGCTAATAAAATTAGCACCTGCTCCTGGGTTATTAGATTTACTGTTTGGATCTCCACCCGGATTTTTACGGCCCGCTGTTTCATAAATAGCGCCGGCAGCTGATCGGTTAGCTACAAAGTACAGCGCTCGCCATCCGTTTTTATTACGCTTACTTGGTGCCTGAGAGTAATAGATACCTTTTTTAACTGTCTCATAATCATAAAGCGGAAATAGGCGTAAACGGCCCTCGGTGTTAAAGGTTCTAAACGCTGAGTTTTTAGCCGTAATCTTTTTGCCTACTGTGTTCTCGTTCCAGCCGTAAAGATTACCCGGCACCGGAGAGGGTGCGTACCCTCGCGCTTTATCACGCAAGGGCACCATTACCGATTTAATCTCGGAGTTCATCTCTTTTAATAGTTCAGGATCAAACTTACGGAGTGCCTTGATGGTTTCCTTAACGCCTTTTACGTCTACTGGCATTTTGTTTAACCTCCTCAGCTTCCTCGTTTAATACTTTTACTAACATCTTAAACATCTCGGGTTCGAGATCGAGTATCGCCTGAGGCGCGACCCCTAACCTAATTGATAGCTGAGCTACTAAGTAGGTTAGAGAGCCACGCCCTAAGCTAAAGGTAGATCGTCTAGTACCTCGACCTTACTTAAGGTGTCTAGAAAATCTGCTCCAAACGGTTTAACGGACTCGCCCTGAGTGCGTAAACACTCCCACGCTAGCCAGTAAACATCGCTCTGTTTTTCGTCATCTCTAAAGGCTTTGTGGAAACCTTTTTTAGCATAGAGCTCAAAGGCGTACTCAATACGTGGAGTAATCTGATGCTCAGATACCTCACCGGTAGCCCTTGTTATTTTGAGTCGTGCCATTTTTTGCCCCTTTGTTTATGTCTTAGACGGTGGTGTCTACGACGATTGGTGAATTACAGGTAAAGGTAATGCTTTGAGTAGAGATATCTCCTACAGCGCCGTTAATATCTGTGGTGTTATTTACGAGAATTGTAGTTTGGTACTCAGGGTTTGTAGCTGAGATAGCTGCGCTAGTCTGCTTAAGAGTTAGCGGTACTGTTGTACCCCACGCCGCTTGGAGAGTCTGTAGGACTTCACCGGCAGCTGTATCGTTAAGAAAATCTAGAGTTACTGTTGATGTCTCTAGTCCCTTTGTGTACTTACGAGATGAGTCACCCATCGCTGTAACTTCTAGCTCCTCAAAGACACGGTTAATAGTCGCACTCGTAACGTGATCGGAAAGGTCTACCGAGTTCAGGGTAACGACCACTCCATTAGATAAGAAAATAGCCATTGGCCTATTCCTCGCTTTCGTTTGTTGGTTTAGTTTCGGTTTTTACTTTTGCTACTTTAACCGGTGCAGGCTCGTCTACGATCTGCCCGATCTTTCGCAAAAACTTTAGATCATCCTCGGTATATGTCAGT